CTTGTTTGACTCCCATCTCCCCGTGCAAGCGCGGATCGCGGTAGGCGTCTCCGAGCGTTACCTCAAAACCAAGTTCAATGGCCTTGTCTATCAATCGCGGCACCATACGCGCAAAGCGTCGTTGTTTATCTCCCAGTTTTTCCATTATCCACAACCTCCAATCGTTTCCAAAAAATCCATGACCCATACACGGTCAGGGTCAACGCCACCAAGGGGTGGCCAATCAGGCTAAATCCGCAGGCCATGAGCAGGCACAGCCACGGCCATACTGGCAGGAAGGGGAGCGGTCAAACCTGATCCCTCCGCTCGCCGCTTGGGCGAAAAACAACATCAGCCTTGCGTCTCTCCAGTCGACGGAATAGCTCCTTAACATCCTGCTGGGTCTCGCCGTGCAATGCGGAAATAACGGCCAACTCGGTTCGGATAGTCCCCAACAGATCCGCGTTGGCGAGTGATTGCCGGTCGAGCGCCTGCTGCACTATGGCCCGGATCTCATCCTTGATAGAGGACTGGCATTTGCGCTGATCAGTCTCCAACGTTTCGATGCGACCATTTTGGGAGATAACCTGCTGTTTGATCTCTTCAACCATGCCACGCCCAACCCATCCGCCGACAGCGGCGCCACCAAGCATTGAACCGACTATTCCTATCAACCATTTCCACAACTGCCAATCTTCACTGTTCTGCACGTCTTTCCCCCTCAACGAAAATGGAATTGATCGTTTTGCCGGTGATTACCGTAACTACAAAAGCAACCACGCTGGTCGGGATCTCCTGCATGACGCCTGTCTTGAGTGATCCTGCAGCCCACACCCCCACCACCGTACAAACCACCACCGCCGACAACAGCCGACTCGATGATTTCTCGCCATTTGGTCCTTCCATGAATCCAATCATCTCACACCCATCGTACAGTTTAAGCTCTCGCTACCGTTAGATTCCATTTCTGGAAGCTCACCAGCGACCCACGCACGCTCTCCAGCTCTATACGCACCGAGGTGTTGAGCCGCCCCAGGCCACTATCGGCAACCTCGCTCGACCAGGTGTAGCTGGTTCCGGTTATCCCGGTGACGGTCTTTTTCAACGTGTTGGCCTCCCCGTAAAGGCGAAGGGTGTAGGTCACCCCGGCCTCCGGCCCGATATCGCCCTCGTCCTGGCGGTTGAAGGTCACCGTCTGCAGGATGCGGGAGCGATGCGCCCAGGTCAGAACCAACTCATCGGATGCCCCGATACTCTCCGGCCAGCGCTCTCCGTTGATCCGGACATTTCCCGGCGGATAGGGCCGCATCATCCGACCTGCACAGGTCAGGGTGTTGGTCGGCGCATCCGCCAAAGCCAGCCGGCCCGTGGAGGTCGAGGGCAACATGCGCACCTCAACCACCTCGCTCTCGGCACGCTCGGTGCTGTCGACGCCCTGGAAGTCCTGATGGAACCAGATCCGTGCGCCGGCCTCGTGGCTCACCGGAATGGTATCGAGTATCCCCCGGTCCACGGTCACGGTGTTGGCCGTGGTATCAACTGCGGTCACGGCAACCAGCTCGGATTCCAGAGCGGCATAGGTGCCGACCCGTACCAGGTCTTCATCGATCGGTGCGGTCAGGGTCAACGTGGAGCTGACGGCCGGACCCACCGCACCCGCAATCGTTGCCACGAACGGGAACGAGTCCGTGTCACGGCGCAACCACTCGGTTGCACCGCTGTTGCGCGTCCACATCTCATAGTTGAGCGCATCGGAACTGGGCCGGCCGCAGTAGCAGACCACCAGGGTGGAGGCATCGTCCAGCTCGGCCAGAACCGCCTCGGACTCGCCATAGAGCCGTACGAACTGCCACCAGGTCATCTCGCCGACCTGCCGGTTGACGGCTGCCGCCGGTTCGTTGATCGGGCTCACCCACAGGCTGGTGCTGGGCGTGGTCAGGCTGATCGCGCCCAGGCCATAGACATCGCGCACCGCCGTAATCCGGAGCTGGCTGTCGGTGTGCACACCCACCTCCACCGCATGTACCCGCATGACCATGTCAGCGATGCCCAGCGGTTCCCAGGTGAAGTTGAAGCAGTCGCCCGGCTCCAGACCGCTCTGGGTGCGGTTGATCACCAGGATGCAGGAAGACAGCGGCATGCACAACTGCTGCAGCTCCCTGGCGGCCACGCGATAGGCCACCGAAGCCGAGGCGATGCCGGGGAAGTCGAGGGTAACGGCATTGACCTGGCCATTGGTCCGGGCAAACCCGGCCAGATCCTGCACGGTCACCGACTGCGGTTGATTCTCCCGGTCGACCCAGTTGACCGTCACCTGGTTGACCGCCTCGGTGGCGGATGGGCCGCTGTACTCCACCAGCTTAAGGATATTGCTCTTGTTCAGCACCGGCAGGGCGCCGATATTGTAATCGCTGCGCACCAACCGCAGGGTCAGCAGACCGGTGGCATGACTGAAGAAGAGCATGCCGTCGATGTGATCGAGGATGATCTTGACGAAGTCCTCGATGCTGGTGTTCTTCGCCCAGAGCAGGGAGAGCCCCAAGCCCTCCGCATGGAGCAGGTTGGCGGCTGTCTGGAAGCTGGCCAGGTCGAGATCGGCCACCGGATAGCCCAGCCCGCCCCAGGTAGTGTTGATCAGGGCCTCGAGGATAATGTGGGCCGGATTCATGTCGATCTGGCCGTCATCTCCGGCGATATCGGCCAGGTCATCCCGCCAGCCGATATGGCTGCGCCGGCCGAGGATCGACCACTCCTTGATATAGGGATTGTTGGCCGAGAGCATGCACTTCCTGGCCACAAGGCTGAAGAGGCCGCGATAGGCCGGAATGGTGACACCAAGCACCGACTGGAGATAGCTATTGCGTCCCTGACTGGCCCGACCGAAACAGGCATCCACCGTGCCGACCACGCCCCCTTCGCGGCCCTCGCCGCCGAACAGGGTGGGCTGCCTGATGGAGATCGCCGTATTGTCGCCGACCACCCCGTTCCATGCCCACTTTTCCCCAACCCGGATGCCCAAAAGAGCATCAAGGGCATGGCAGAACACCAGGTGTAGGCCTGCATAATAGCGATAGCCTGTAACGGCGCAGGACTCGCTTTTTCCACCGCCGCCCATCAGACGCACCTCGCAACTGAGTGCTCGGATTCCACCGGAACAACCGACCAGCCGGTGGACTCGGCAAAGGCCACGGCCTGCTGGGACATGGCGGAGTTATCGATGCTGAGCAGGTAATCGGCGTCGATGCCCTCGGTGCGGAGCCGCCGCCACGAATAATCGTGCTCACGGCACCAGACCCGCATCTGCCGGTTGCAGAAACCAAGCGCCTTGAGATGCCAGAACGAGACCCGTTTCATTTCTTACCTTTGTTGCAGGTGACGATCGGCGTGGTGCCGACATCACCATACCAGACACAGTTGGTGGTGGTGATCAGCCGGGTGCCGAACAGCACCGGTACCGGCCCGGACGAATCCACCGTGGTTGCCTCCACCTCGCCGGGCGTGACGCTGCTTTGGGCCGTCCCTTTCGGGGTCATCAGGTAGGAGATGACCGTCAACGCAATCCAGACCACCAGTTGCCACATTTTTTGTATTTCCTCCTACACCAGGGCGTCGCCGGAGAAAGGATTCTTGCCCGGCAAGAACGGCAAACCGCCGTAGTTGTCGAGATTGCCGAACTTGCCGTTGCAGATATCGACCGATCGGCCGCATCCTGGCCACAGGGTCACCCCAGCACCCGCACCCAACCCGGCCACGGCATCGACCAGGACGATGGTCGAGCCGCTGTGCCAGGCGATCATCCGTCGCTCCGCACCGGCCTGGAGCATGCCGCCGGTAAACCAGCCGGCAGGGTAGCCCGCCGCCCCAGGCACAGCCACCTGGTTACCGCTGACCGCCGAGACAGCAAGTCCAACAGCCCAGGCTGCGGCATTGAGGCCGCAGGCAGCGCCGTACAACACATGCGGGCAGCCGACCTGATAGACCCGTCGCAACCCGGCCCGCTGGAACAGGGTGAACACCGAATCGGTCGCCAGGGTGGCGGTCGATCCGGACCACTTGCAACCTATCACCCGGCCTTTCCACAACACCGAGAACTCCGAGTCCTCATAGTGGTGGCGGTAGACGGTGACGATCAAGGCGGCGGTCAGCCAGCCGGTGCGGAACTGCAAGGCCACCGGGTTGGAGGCGCCCACCTCAATATCGAGGGTCGCCTTGTTGGCATCGCCGCTCCGGGTGAAGCTCCCCCGGCGGATGTAGACCGGCTGGTATGCATCCTCACCAAACGCCACCTCATGGTCGGCACTGGTGTACAACCATTTTGAGTCGCCCAGGGCAAAGCGGTACAGCTCCAGGGGATGACCGTCGTGGTCCGATTGCTCGCGGGCGATATAGCTCATGGCAGCACCATGATGGGGAGCGTTGCCTCCAGACAGTCTCCACCCCACCACTTGAGATCGACGGCGTCGCTGTCCAGCCGACACAACTCCAGCCAGGCACAGCGGTTGAGGATCGCGGCCGAGAGGTCCATCGGCAGTACGTCATCCAGGGTCAACACTTCCTCGCCGCTCGGCAAGGTTTGCGTCGCGGTGATCCGACGTCGGATCACCGTGCCCCCGGTGGTGATCAGCTCGATATCGGTTCGCGCCGGGCTGCCCAGATGGATGGCGGCATAGTCGAGGGGTTCGACGGTGAGGGTGCTCGATCCTGAGGCAGACGGCAGCGCCAACTCGAAGCCTCGATCCGTGGCTGGCAGCCAGAACGGCGCCAGACGGCCGGAGCAATAGAAGAGGAAGCGGAGGAACAGATCGATCCGTGAACGGCCGATCACCAGAAAGCGAGCGGACCTGGACAGTACCGGCTCGATGGCCTGGATATCGTACTCGACGATGACGCCGGTATCGTTGTCGAGCCGCACCCACTTGTTGTCCCAGGTCTCCTCATCGTCGGTCGGCTGCGGTGTGAAGGGGCAGACCATCACTGAGCGGTACAGCTCCGGGCTCTGGATGGCCGGCATCAGGGACTCGTCCGACGCCTCGAAGCGGATCTGATAGATGCCCACCTCCTCGGTGAACCGGGAGACCCGCCGCTGGTCAAGGGCAATCCCGTAACGGCACGGGGCACAGAGCGAGCCGGCGGGCCAGTCTGACGCAAAAGGCACATCGACTGAGACGAAGTTAGCACCGATCCCGGAGACTGTCCGAATCTCAAAGTGGTCCCAGGCATCGTAAAGTGCCAGTGGCCGACCCACGGCAAAATCGAGCAACTGAGGATCGTCCAGGTAAACAGTGGCCGAATCGGCAGCAACCATGGCAGTTGTTCTGGCCTCATCCCTCCAGACCGGTGTGAACATGTACCGGGTCTTGCGCAGGCCGAGCCATGCCTCCAGCTTACGCCGGGCCGCCCCCGCCACCAGCAACCGCAGGTCCCAGGACCGACGCGGATGTGTTCGCAACTGCACCCGCTGCTCGGTACGGTCATGGGCAACCAGCACATCGGTCTTCCACGCCAAGGATTCGGAGAGGCCGTCCTCCCAGTTGTGCGGAAAGAAGAGATAGCCAATATCGCCGGAGAGATGCGGGGCGCGGGTGCCGGTCAGCCGCAGAACGATCGATCCACACGACGAGGCGAAGGTCAGCCGGCCGTCGAACGACAGCGGGCCATCCGTCGAAACATCGATGATCACACGCTGCGATCCCCTGGCCGGCACGGCCGCCGGGGTGTCGACGTCCCAGGAAATGCCCTCGGCATCCTCGTCGCCGCTGATCGCCGTCAGCACCGCATCGGCCAGCGAGCCGTTCCACAGGTAAATCACCACATAGGTGTGATCGGTCACGTAGCCGACATCCTGTTGCGGCGGCAGGCCGAGGACGAAGCCCTGGGCCGCGTAGTTGGTCGTTCTCGGGTTGATCGGCGCCTGAACGACAAGTGGTTGCGCGATTGATGACGCCATCAAATGTGCCTCATGAGCAGGGACAGGCAATCGGCCCACCAGGAGAGGAGCCCCTCGGGATGGACGTAGCCGGTGCCGGTCCAATGCACGACATCGATGGGAGTGTTGTCGGTCATGGGGCCGTGCTCGTTTACCATCGGCGCGACGAGAAAGGGGAAATCGCTGTCGCCGGGCTTGGGCGCGATGCCATTGGAGACGGTGGCCGAGATGCCGTCAAACCCTCTCCACGCGAGCGGGGACGCGACCCCGTAGATCGTGCCGTGGGTGAGCAGCAGCGATTGTTTGAGCAGCGTTTCCACGGCCTGCTATGCCCGCAACAACTTCCAGGGGTAAGTACGGGCCGTGCCGGTGGTCTGCTGTAACGTGCAGATGATTTCGGTGTCCACCGGCACCGGCACGGAGTACCAGTTCGGCGCGACCTGGGCGCCGGACAGCGTGTATTCGTAGGCCACTCGCGAAGTCGCGGCGCCGTTGAGTTTGGTCTTGAGCCGTAAGATCGTCACATCGTCGGCGAGCATGGCCGAGGCATCCACCATCAGCACATAGATGCCGATGCCGGTCTGCTGCGTAAGTGAATGTTCGGTGCCGATGGCCGCTGCCTGCGACCCGGTTGCTGCTGCTACAAGTCCCATTGTATGCCTCTTTTATGCCCCGAGTTTGAAAAGATAATCGCCGCGAGTACTGCCGATGCCGGCAGCCCACGAACCAGCCGGCAGAATCAGATAGTCATCGCTGCCGATGGTGATGATGTCGCCGGTCGAATAGATGTTGCCGCCGTTGCAGCGATACAACCCCGGAGCATAGCCGACCGGCTGGAGCTTAGTCCCATCCGTGCTCAATCCGACGAACAGGCACGCCGGGACCTGAACGATAGTGGCGTTGTATTGGCAGGGTTGCTGCCCGCTGACCTGGATGCGTTGTAGATTGCCTTTCAGTCCACCTGCTGTGGTTGTTGGAGTCCATGCACCGTCAATATAGAGCTGAGCATAACCATATGATGTGGCGTCAAAAGCATAGCTCGAACTGGTCTGCGAGCCCACGACAACGGCGCCACCAGTCCAGCCGCCGATTTTGTCCTGCACCGACACAAACCCGGCGACGGAAACGTTTGTGGACGATGTGACGACATAGATGCCGCCAACAACCGAAACCAGATAATACTGCGAGCCGCTGCTCAATGCCGAAATTGTTTTACTCGCAGATGCCCCCGGCTGGGCATTGTATGCCGATCCCGATGCATATGCGGTGCATCCATACAGCGTGATCACCGAGGTGGACGTCTGTTGCATGTCCACATGCTGGCTGCCCTTGTGGATGTGCAGGCGATAATTGGTGCTCACGGTGTAGGTGTCGACGGTCCAGCCGTTCGCCGCGGCGAAATCCTTGATGGCCGTGATCAGGGCATTGGGCGTGGTGATGGTGCCAGACGCGTACAGAGCCATATCAATCCATCCTCAAGGCGCAATAATCGCCATATGTTGAGCGGTGACAGTCGGGGAACACCATGTGGTTTTTTCCAGCGAGAGTGAGGATGTTTTCCGCCGCGTTCTGATAGCCGCTCACTCTGTACAGCCCTTCCACTACCCCATATATATTCGGGTCGCTCCTGTGCAGGGCCACGACAGGTTCAAGCAGATACTCGCCATTGGGCGAGGCGATGATATTGGACAAGTCCTCGTAGGATTGGCACAATAACAAGTCGACATCTGGTGAAGTCGTTGCCCCCCCCACATTGTTCCAGACCCCCCCGGGCCGACAGATTTTGCCGGCGATAGAGCCGTTTGCGTTGGTACAATTCCAGTACGCGGAGTTGTTCGTGTTGCTGTATGACCGTCCCTTGGTTGTGCCGCATCCTCCCAACAGCATGGGGTATGGATACTGCTCCTCCGTGGCCGGTGGCGTAAGCAGCCCGAGGTGCGCGTGCATGTAGTTCGTGCCGACCTTGGCCACCACGATGATTCGGCGACCGTTGCAGACCATCCAATAGGGGATGGCGTTGTTCCAGAGATAGGAAAACGCGACATCATCGCCAGCAGATCTCGGCATGGCCGAGTAATCGCGGCCGGCGCGGAAGCCCCAGGCGCCGTGCAGCTCCCAGTTGTAATAGCTGTTGCCGGTGTCCTCATAGGTGGACACCCCGCAATAGATTTCATCCAGCCCGGCCGAGCCCGACCCCTTGAGGAATACTTTTTCGGCGGTCTGCTCCAGAATGCTCCACCCGTTTGCCGCGGCAAACGTGGTCATAATAGCAAGCAGGTCTTTGTAGTTGGCGGCTGTGCCGCTGGTATAGGCCATGTTATCCTCTCCCCAGGATCGCCTTGATCGCCGAGCTGTTGCGGCGGATGAGGTTGACGACGGCGGTCTCGCCGTCGGCGGTGCGCAGATGGTCGCCGACCATGTTGTGATCGAGCACGTTGATCACCCGCAGCCGGGTATCGCCGGACTTGACCGTGGTGGCGGGTGCGGCCGCGGCTTGCCCGCCGGCGGCCAGCCGGTTGCCGCTGGGGATCCTCGGCAGGGTGGCCCCGGCAAGCGCCCGGGCCAGGTTACGGGGGAACAGTTTGCGCCGGACCATCTCCATGAACGGCAGGCCGTAGTAGTCGACCGCGTCCACGGGATGGACGAACTCCCGGGCCGTGAGCCAGGCCGGGATATTGTCGGCGGTCCTGGAGGGGCTCCAGCCCTGGACCGCGCCACCGCCGGCCAGGGCCTGGACCCAGCCGCCCCGGGCGAACGCCTGCACGGCCTGGCCGCCGGCGGAGAAGCCAAAACCCACGGCCTGCAGGGCGTTGAGGATCATTTGTTTCATGATGATCTGCGTGAGCCACGAAATGGTTGATCGGGCGAAATCGAGCATGGCCTCCTTGGCGCTGGCAGTACCCGTGATAAACGAATCCCAGGCCGAGGTCAGCCCGCCGGCGATCTGCTCGCCAATGTTCTCGCCGATGTAGATCATCATCTCGGCATCGGTCTGCATCTTCTCCCGGGCGCGGGTAAAACCGAGTGAAAGCGCGGCCCCCATGTCGTCACCGGCGGCGATCAGCTTCTCCCGCACCTCGTCGGCGGTGATCACGCCGGCGGCACCGGCGGCACGCACAGCCGCCCTGTACTGCTCAACCGAAGCCTGGCCGCGCCTCCACGCCTGTTCAACCTCGGCCATCCGTTCACTGGCCACCTGGGCCAAGTTCTCATGTTCCTGCTTGACCGCGTCGACCTGCATGGCTGCCTGTTCGGCCTGTGCGCGGATGATATCGGCCTGGCTGGTGTTGGAATCGGGCCGTGCGGCATCGACCTTCATGGCCTCAATTTCCTGACGCTTGAGGCTGAGGCGTTCCGCCATGATCTTTTTATCAATCGCCAGTTCCGCCTCTGCCCGGGCCAGCTTGGTGTCGAGCTTCTCCGCCTCCAGTTTCTCCAGCTCCAGGGAGAGGATTTTTTCCTGTGAAGCGGCCCGCATCTTCTCGGCGGCAATCTTTCTCTGCTCCTCGTACTCCTTCTTGGCCTCGGTGGCGGCCTTCCTGGCGGCGGCTGCCGCTTCACGCTTGGCTTTCCCCTCCTCCTTGGAGGACTTGGTGGCAGCCTGCGAGGCAGCGGTCTGGACTCGGAACTGGGCCAGGGCATCGACATTGGCTGCCTTCCTGGCTTTCTCCTTTTCCTCGAAAGCTACCCGTTCGAGCATCGCCTGGGTGCGCTGATCCGCCGCCGCCTTGGCCGTGGCATCACGTTGCGCAAGGATTGAGTCAACAGAGGCGTCACGGGCCTGGTTGGCAATCTTCAGCTCTCGGTCCAGGTCGCTGGCAATCTGCCCAACGTCGTAGGTGTCACCGGGCGTAAACATGGCGGCGATGGTCGCCTTAAAAGCAACCGCCCTCGCCTTGACCTTGTCGAACTCGGCCGCCACATAGACGGTCACCAGCCCAATGAAGGCCCGCACATTTTCCGGGAACTGGCGGAAGGCATCGACCAGGAAGCTGACCGCATCGGTGCCGCCCACCTCCATACCTCGCAGCTGCTCAAGAACGATGGCCACTGCTGCCTTGGCGTCCTCCCCCCAGCCGGAAAACTGGGTGCCGACCGACCGCAGATAGCCTTCCAGCTCGCCCGAGGCGATCATGGCATTCAGCTCTTCCAGGGCGCTGATACCGACCCGCACCCCATCGGCAATCATGTCGCCGATACCCGCCTTGGAGATGTTGAGAAAGACCTTGTTCCACTCGTCACCCAGGTTGGAGAGCGCTCCGTCGAGCGTCTTCATCCGGTTGCTCATGGCGCTGCCGAAGTTGGTCTCGCCTAGCTTGATCAGGTACTCTTCGATCTCCTTGGCGTTCTTGCCCACCGTGGTGGTGACGCCACGGAAGGTGAAGCTGACCTTGTCGCCCTCGGAGCTGGCCTTGATGCCGAACTCCTTCAATCGCTCGAACTCACCGGTGGCGGCATCGGCAACCGCCTCAATCATCTGATTGAGGTCCTTGCCCATCGATGCCGAAGTGTTGCCATAGCTGGTCAAGGCCCGCTCCGATGGATCGAGCCCCATGTTCACCAGCTTGACAAACGCCTCGGAGACCTGCGCCAGATCATACGGAGTCTTGGCGGCAAAATCCTGGATGGCGGCAAAGGCGGCCTCTGACTTCTCAGCGCTGCCCGTGGCGGTGATCAGGCCGGAGCTGATCTTGTCGAACTCCCGCGAGACCGCAACCAGCTTCTGCATGCCAGCCACAGCGGAGACCGTCGCCCCCAGGGCGCCCAGCAGACCAGTGACGGTCGAGGTCATGGACTTGATGCCAGCCTCAGCACCCTTGGCCCCGCCAACAAAAGATTTGATGGAGCCCAGGGCACGGTTGAACCCGGTGGTCAGGCCACGGTCCACCGCACTCAGGACAATCTCTATTTTGGACTGGTTAGCCATCTACTTGCCTGTCAGTGCCGCCAATGCTCTCAGGAAGAAGCCGTAGCCGTAGTCCCAGACAAGGGGACCGTGGCCGGCGGTAATGAGGAGGCAAATTGCTCGGTCGAAATCTGCCCTATCCTGGACATTGCCTCGCGGAGTTCTCCCTCCAGAACCGGCTTCAGGCCGTCGATCAGGATATCGATCAGGCCGATCCGCCGGACCACTCCCAAAAAAGCGGCGTTGACCTCCTCAAAGCCTTGCCACAACTCCTCAATCTCCGAGGGATAGAGGTCGAGCAGGGCCTCGGCGGACAATTCCGGGCATGCCATGGCCAGCAGCCCCTGGCACCGGTTGAGTGCAGTTGCGGATATCTGCGCATCCTCGCCGTTGATCAGCTCCCAGATGGCTCGGGTCGGCAATTCCTTCAGAGTGAACGACCGCTGGCCGATCTGGATGGTTTTCGTTTTTTGCATGTTCAATCCTCTATAAAGACCGATTCAACGGCTGATTATTCGACCTGGAACGGCCAGCTCTTGCCGGTGGGCGTGATCAGCGTGCCGGTGAACGTCACCTCCGGAAAGTCCTCGCCCATGAAGTCGAAATCGGTCTCGCTCCGGAGCTGGGCCTGCCAGACGGTCACCAGGACGTTGCCGCCCGTGGCCAGATTCTTTCCATCCAACCGCAGGCCCACGTTGACAACCGATTGAGTGCCGGCCTGGATTTTGGACCCGGTCTTTGCAAGAGTGTTCCCGGTAATGTGCAGGGTGTCACCGTCAAGGTCGGTGGTCAAAACCTTGATCATGCCGGTCCGCTTGTTGACCTCATAATCGGTGCCCGCGACATAGGTGATGGTATCGGTGACATCCTTGACCACGCAGGTGTCCAGCCCCGTGTATCCAGTCTCCACCCACCGATCCTTGATTGCCGTGATGCTTGCGGTATATGGCCCGGCAGCGGCTGTCATATCGACCGCGCTCCCCATGAATGCGGCCGCCAGAATCTGCGGATCGTAGCGATTGAAGGTCATGCTCAGCGAACTGCCGGTGATTCGCGTGAACGACTCGGCCGTTTGGCCGAAGGTGTCGCGGCCGTTGAGCTTGTTTTCCTTGTTTTCGGTCTCGACCTTGGGCGCGAACTTTTTACAGTTTCCAGCGAGCTGAAAACCGGTCGAGTTCCCGTTACTGTCGAGAAAATCCATGTAGAGGTCGCCGGCGGCGATCAGCCCGAATTGTGCGTTGTTCATTGTGTCCTCTCATTCATAGGATTGTGAGCGCAAACTGTCCCGGCATCACCCGGACACTCGCCTGCAGTTGATAGACCACCCGCTTGTCTGCGTCGAAATTAAGCAGACCTGGGTTGTCATAAACGATAATGGGCTGTGACCCCCTGCCAGGCAACAGGTGCCCGTGCAGGGCGGCAAAAACCGCGTCGACCGCATCATATAGCCCGTCATCGACGGTGGCATCGTTGACAGTTTCAAGGAAGGTTTCAACCTGGATAACCAGGCGAAGGTCGATTCTTGCCTGCGGTGAGTTGTCGAGGTTCTCCGCCGGTGTACCTTTCGCCCAAACCCGGACCAATGGATATTTCGGCTTGTCAACTCCAAGCCCTGATACCATCGCAATCTCCGGGATGGCCTCGATCCTACCTTTCACCGCTGTAACAACATCTGAGCGCATGCCTATTCCTCAAGCCGCAGTATTGAAATGCCGTTCCGGCCAGGAGTGACAGCCAGGACCGTGTATGCGGATCCGCCTATAACCGCCGCCGCTCCGTCATTGCCAGCAGCTATCCCCATAGCCTCGACCTCTGCGGAAATCGCCATCGCATACGGGCCCTGGAAGTCTACAGCCTGGCCGTCAAGGCCACCCTCAGAACCATCGCGCATGATGACGCCTGACGGGATACTGGCACCGTTGACCGTTGCAATCTTGGTCATTTCCGGGGTGAAAATCCCGTCAAGCTCAATGGCAAATGGCATAGCGTCAGTTGACCGGGCTGAAGTTAGACAGCCACCGCAGGGCCGTGATCGCTACCGGGGTGCCGTTGGTGTGGGTGCCTCCAGCAGTAATCGACGCCCGGACATACCGCTTTGTGCCCCGATACTGTGCGACATAAACCTTTTCATCTTTGGTCGCAGCGTCGATGATCGCGAAGATTCCTGTCCCTTCACTCGCAACGGCGCCCAAAACTTGGGCATCTGTGCAGGCTGTAAAATCGCTGTTGTTGTCCGAATGTTCCAGGCCGATTGATAGGCTTAATTCAGCGCTCAAAGTCTCAGCGGAAGCACCGACGGTTGCATAAAAAGCGACCTCTTTGTACTCCTGCATGTCAACGCTTGCGCTGTCTGCATCCTCGGTCACGACTTCGCAAAGGCAAAAGTCATGCTTCATGTTCGCTTTGATGTCTCGCACGTCACACCTTCCTTTTTTTTATGCGGTGAAACCCGCTTACTTATCGTCTTGATCGCCTTCCGGCTTTTTGGTCTGCGTTCCAGCCGGAACAGCTCGACCCCTCTTGAACAGGTCCTTTGCGAGCCGCTCGTCAACCGATACGGTTTGACCGGCATCAGCCGCCTGGCCATTGATCATCGTTGGCTCGGTGAGCTTGATTCTTACATCCGCCATTTTCCCCGCCTCCTTGGTTTTCAGGGGTTCAACGAGAGCCCCTGAGTTTTCTGTCGTCAACATTATGCGGTCAGTGCGTCAACCATAGCCGCGAAGCTCTCGGCATGGCGGACGGCAACATCCACATCATGCAGGACCACGACCCGAACCGTGCCGGTGGTACTGTGGGTGTACGGGTCAACGGTGAGAGACATCCCGCCCCACATACCGATGATCAGGTCGGCCCAATTGCCGTAAATGATCGCGCTGCAAACCCCCACGCTGGTCGATTTGGTCAGGTTGCTGGGCACCTGGTTTGAGACACCACACCGCGAGCCCGCCAGGTTGGTGAATCCGTCCGCATCAGGGAATTTGTCGATGATGAACTGAGCAGTCCCGCTGGCCTTCTCGGTGGTCATCAGCTTGCCGACCACCTTGGTATTGGTCAGGTATCCCAGGCTGCCAACGTCCGCGTTGTCCTGGGACACCTGGGACCACAGGCCAACAGCGTCAGCCCAGTCTGGAGCTGCACCAGTTTCGCCGCCGACTACCGCACCGATACCGGAAGTGTTCAGGATGCCGGTGATCAGAGAACTGCCATTGATGGCCGCGTGATCAATGCCCAAAGATACCGCCTTTGCCAGATCACCACGGACAAACTGCTCGACGTCGATGGAAGACTGAAGCAGGAGCTTTCGGGAAATATCGGTGAACGCGCCGATGGTATTGGGCCCCAGGGTCACCTGGTCAAAAGCCTGCTGGCTCTCATCCGGTGCGCCGGACTCCGCCACCCAGTAGCAGGTGGCCCCACCGGTCTGCCGTGGAATGGCAATATCGCCCACCAGGTCAGTGAGGACAGTTGCCCCCATGCGCTGAACCATCATCCGGTTGCGCAGCATGTCGATGAAGCTGCCGGCCAACAGGTTGGTTGCTACGGTATGGCCGCCAGCGGTAGCCGTCCCGACAGTCAAATCACGGGTGGCAACCTCAACCGGGATGAAAAAGCCGTCGCTCGCCTTCTTGAGCTTCTTACCAACGGCCTCGGAGCATTCATGCTCAAAAGCAGCGGCCCGCTGAATATCCGGCTTATTCGGGTTGGCCAGGGCATTGATTGCCCGGATGAAGCTGAACCGCCGCGCTTCCTTCGCGGTCAACCCGATTTCAGGGGTGAAGTTCTCGATGGGCTTCAACCCGCGTTTGCCCAGCTCATCAAGGACAAGCTGCCGGAACTGGTCGAGGCTGGTTCCCTTCTGGACTGCTTCCGCTGCCTCTTTGGTACACCCGTGCTGGTCCCCCAGGGCGGAAATGTTCCGGATGCGCCCGGACTCTGCCTCGCGGGCCTCTTCGATAGCCTTCTGCTTTGCCAGCTCAATGGCCTCTCGGTCCCTCTTCTCTTGGTCTTTCAGATCCATGGTTTTCACCTCAATGGTTGGTTTGGTGGGCATGTCGCCCGAACGTCCCACGCCCACCGTGGTATCGGCAGGGACAGAAACTAACGAAGCCTCGAACGGTCGCCAGCGGGTCACGCGGTACACGTCCGGGCCTTCCTCTTTTTGCTCGATCAGGATCATTTCCTGGATCAGGTAACCGACCGAAACCGGTTGCCGGATGCCGTCGATAACGTCCTGGAAAATCTCCTCGCCTTTGGCCGACTTGGAAAACCGGACAACCGCCCGGCCTTTTCCGTCTTTGTCGATCCGGGCCGACTCGATCACGCCGATCTGGTCGCCGTGGTTATGCTGGAGCAGCAAAGGGGCCATGCCTGACCCCATGAAATCCATATCGACCTCACCGTCCTTATGACCCAGGATTTCGACACCCCACCAGCGCTCATACGGTTCCTCGGAGGAAAAGGCGATTTCTACCGTGCGGGCTTCCTGGTCGATGGACTCCCGGACAAATGGAGCCGACCTGAAATGCTTTTCACTCTTGATCTTGTCCCGCTGTTCCCGTGTCAGTTCCATTTTGCTGTTCCTCTTCGCTCTCGAAAATGTGAAGTTTCAGGCCGTACTCTTCTGCAAGCTGTGTGGCCCGTGCGTTCCCCTCGAAAATCTCCTCCAGGTCATCGCCACGCTGCGCTGCAACGTCCCAAATGTTCCTGGTGTGGTTCCCGACATCCCTGTTGACCGCCTTCGATTCCTTGTCGATGTCAACGAATTGCCAACCTCTCGGACGCCAGCATGGAGCGTTCAGCCGCTCGAAGTCGGCAGGGGCGAGGCCATTCCCGCCGGTCAGCAGCTCCCAGCGCAACCAATCTTCGTGGACCGGGCAGCAAAAGTGCTCGATTAACCAGGTTTGCAGGATGCGCCACTTGTCCCGCTCTGCCACCTCTCCGTGACGGA